GGTTTTAGATTGAATCACTGTTTCGCCACCTTCGTATCTGAAGATTTGGAAATCACCAACTGGTAGAGTTGTGTCTGTGTCATTCACAGCAGTCTGCTCCGCCACGTTGTATTGAGCATAAAGAGTACCTGCTGATATACCTGTACCACCTGTGCTTGGATCTAAATTGTAAATTGCTGTATGGTTGTTCGCATAAAGTGGAGAGCTCAAATTTGAGAAGCTCGCTGAACTTGAACTGTATAATTTAACAACAAGGTTTGCTCCAGAATTTGGATTTGTTGTTTTGAACCACACTGAACCATTTGGAGCATCGTCTTCAGATGATTTCCAAGTTGGTCTGTTTGAATGTTTGTCTTGATGAAATTGTACACCTTTGTAAGTGCCGGCTGTTAAACCAGCCACTGTTAAGATTGTACCTGTACCGTTTTCAAGATCAATTGTGTTAGCACCACCTACTGAATCTCCGTAGTTTGTACCGTTGTGGTAAATTTCTACTTTACCTGTCACAGAATCAACTGCGGCAGTAATACCATCAATGTTAGCATTGTTGATTGAAGTTGCTAGGTTAGCAAAAGTTGTACCTGAAAGAGTTACAGTTACTCCATTCAATACAATAGTGTGACCGTTTACAAGTGTACCAGATGTTGCAGTACCTTCAATAGTTGGATGACTGATGTGCCAAGCAGTTGACCCTACTTGTACCCAAGCATTACCATCGTTTTTGTAATAAATTTTGTTTGTAACATTTGTAGTATTGATTGCATAATCACCTTTTGAACCGTAACTAGTTTTTGGAGCACCAGTAGAAACATTGCCTACTAGGTCGGTAACCGAAGTTATCAATTTAGGTATTATGGTTGTAAATGCTTGATTGGTTTTTGACCATTCAAAAATTCCATACACAGAACTAGCCAAGTCAAACCAGTATGTGCCGTTAGATGGATTTGCAGTTGGTGCAGATGTTGAACCAATTAAGTCCGACATATTTACATTGGCTCTTAAAACGTATGCTTTGTTTGCAATACCTAGGAAAGAATAAGCCGCTTGTAAACCGTACTCATTTAATTCGTAACCATTTAATGCTCCACCTGATGCATCAGTATAAAATTTTGGATCACCAAATGTTTCTGTTAATTCTCTTTGTGATGAGATCAAGTATGCTGTGTTAGCATTAGCAGAGGTTGTACCTGCCGCAGTGCCGTCTCCTGCACCGTTTAATTTGTCTTGACCTGATGCTACTATTATTAGTGGCGTGGTACCCGCATCTGATGGTACATAGAAACTTTCATCTATTACTGAAACGTTTACGCCTGGACTTGTTAATGTTGCCATATGTTTTTCTCTCCTTGCAAGGTTCTTATTGCTATTTATAGCGAATACGGTAAAATGGTATCAAACTGTGTTAAAAATTGGTACCTATATAGGGTACGTAAATACACACAGTATGAAAAGGCCATTATGTAAAACTTGTCGAGAACGACCACGAGCCTATGCATATAGGAAGGATAAAAAAATCTATTGGCGTAGTGAATGCGATGCTTGTATACGTAAAAAAAATAAATTAAAAACGGGCTTTGCACCTAAGTGGTTTCAAGCAGGTTATCGTAAAAAAACACGCTGTGAATTATGTGGTTTTCGTTCTAGTAATTCTATCCAAATGGACGTTTATCATGTAGACGGCAATAGAGACAATGTGTCTACTTATAATTTAAAAACTATCTGTGCTAATTGTCAAAGGTTGAAAAGTACTCAGAATCTTGGGTGGTCTTTGGGTGATTTGGAAGTAGATAACTAGTCATATCAAATATTTGCTTGTATAACGATTCTATTGTATGAGTATTTTCAATAATATAATCATACTCTGTGCCAATCCAATCCCATTCAGACTGATGAGCACCAGATGCAATCATGCTCTCTTTGTTAGGCATCGTAGTTCTTTTTACAAGTACAATTTTGCCACCTAATTTACGTATGGATTTAATCTCATTAATAAATCTAGTGTCAGATATTACTGTGTTTTGACCACGATATCTTGCTATGCAAGAGTCTACCCATATAGAATCTAAAAAATTACCTCGGCATACTTCCGTACCAAAGTATTGTAATACCCAACGTGGTGTTACTTCTTTGCCAAATTTTTCTGACCAAAAAGCATCTGGCTGTTCTCTCCATGCTCTAGACTCTTTAGTATTACCTTCTACTAGGTCTCTATTCCATCCAAAAATGTTACTTACAGCATCCTTTAAAGATCGTGCAAAAGAATCTCTGATAAATCCATGGTGAGAAACCAATCTTTCAGCCACAGTGTCTTTGCCTGAACCTATTAATCCAACTAAACCTATCAGCATTTGAATATACTAACAGGATTTAATTCTTTTTTCAAGTTCTATTTTTGTTTCTCTAATGGTTTTAAGTATTAGATCTTTGATGCTTTTAGATTCAGCAATTTTTGCCATATTTTCTAAGCCAATTACCATTTCTTCTAATTCTTGGAAGGAGAGTTGAGATATTTTTTTAAGTTCTTGAGCCATAATGTTTGCCTGTACAGTTGTTTCTTTTATTTAATATGGAAGTAAAAAGAATTAACCGATAACAAAACTATATGGTGTTCCGCCGTCCACATAATTGTTAATTTCTTGGTCAAGTTTTTCCATTTCGGCAAGGCCTTGCTGTTTTAATTCACCACCGTTTAATGTAGTACCACCCTGTGGTCCTGCAATAGTATTGAATTTACCTCTAGCCTCACCCAACATGGTTTTACACACAGCAAGTGTGTAGTCTCTAATCCATGGTTTAGAATAGATATCTTTTAAAAGCGTCATGTCTGGTCGATAATTGTCTGTGTGCATCAACAGTGTTTCGTTGTCTGCTCTAGGTCTCTGTGTGATGGTTAAAGTTTTGGTAGCGTTGTCATAATGGAATTGAATAAACGAACCAAACATTTTGCCCACTAATTCTTGGTACGAAGCAAAAGCATAGTAAGTGGCTAATCCACCTGTGGCTCCTGCTCTCAGCATATAGGTGTTAGTGTAAGCAAGATTAAATGGTTCAAACAGTGTGCCACCTTCTCCACCTTCAGTTCTAGAACCCACTGTTCTACGCATCAATTCTCTAACGTTGATAATTTCGTCAGGTAGAATGTATTTGTTTTGGTCTTTATTAAGAGTTAAAAATGCATAAGATTCTTCTACAGCATTAGATGATCTTTGACGGAATCTATTAATCGCTCTTTCTAGGGCAGTTTCGTAGTGTTTTGGGTCTAATTCAACCTCAATCATACCTTCGCCTAGATTATTTTTAACGTAATCAAATACTTCTTGTTGCATGGTTTGTAATTCTGACATACACATATTTACCGTTAGACTCATATCAATAAATATGTGTAAGATGCCTAGATTATCAATTTACAAGCCAGAAAAAGGCAATGATTACAAGTTCTTTGATCGTAACATCAAAGAGATGTTTACTGTGGGTGGTACAGATCTACACCTACACAAATACCTAGGTCCGCATAGACAGGGAGACTCAGGCAAAGATGGACCATCATCGCCTACACAGCCAAACTATGCTCCTAGTGAAACAAACGAAAGAACCATACAAGATTTATTGTTTTTAGAGAACAGAGATCGACAATATTCGTCGGACATATACACTATTCGAGGCATTTACAATGTGCAAGATATAGATTTTAATCTGTCGCAGTTTGGTATGTTTCTACAAAATGACACAATATTCTTAACTGTGCATCTAAATGATGTAGTGGAAAGAATTGGTAGAAAACCCATGTCAGGAGATGTGATCGAATTCCCTCATATGAAAGAAGATTATTCACTGGATGTTACTATTCCAATTGCACTTAAAAGATATTACGTAATTGAGGATGTAAACAGAGCGGCAGAAGGTTTTTCACAAACTTGGTGGCCACATCTGTTAAGATTAAAATTAAAAACTCTAGTGGATTCACAAGAATTCAGAGACATTATTGGCGACGCAGATACAGCAGGATCATTAGCAAGTTATATGTCTACCTATAATAAAGAAAAAGAAATTAACGATCAGATTGTGGCTCAAGCAGAAGCAGATGCTCCTAAATCAGGATTCAATTACAAACAGTATTATGTGGCTCCAATTGATGAGCGAGGCAATATTAGATTAGAAGGTGTAAACTCATCAGAATCTATCAGTTCAGATCAACCAATCAATGCTGTGTTAGACACACCGGCCACATCACACTATGGATTCTATATAGACGGTGACGGTGTTCCACCAAACGGTTATCCAGCAGGATTTGGAACATCATTTCCTACTTCAAATGTGAACAAAGGAGATTACTGGTTACGAACTGATTTCTTGCCAAATAGATTGTTCCGTTATGATGGATTAAGATGGATCAAAGTGGAAGACTCTGTGAGACTTACCACAACCAACACAGATTCTAGAGCTAATTATAAGACAGGATTTATTAACAATTCATCTTCAACCACAATTAATGGTTTAACTGTGGAGCAGAGACAAGCACTAACAGATGCTCTAAAACCCAAGGCTGACAATTAATGCTACATTTTTACGAAGGTCAAATACGAAAATTTTTAACTCAATTTATCAGAGTGTTGAGTAATTTTTCTGTGGAAACAGGCAAAGGATCAGATGGTCAAATCAAACTACGACCGGTGCCTGTGGTATATGGAGACATGACTCGACAGGTAGCAAACATCATAAGGAATAATTCTGAGAATGCTCTACAGTATGCACCTCGAATTGCCGCATATGTTACTGCTTTAGACTATGACAGAGAACGAATGCAAAATCCTTACCATATTGAAAAGCAACATCTAAAAGAGCGAGAATATAACTCAGAAACAGGTGAATACACAGACCGATTAGGTGCTGGATACACCATAGAAAAAGTTATGCCATCTCCGTTCCGTTTGAACGTAGCCGCTGATATTTTTACTACCAACACTGATCAAAAATTACAGATAATGGAACAGATCCTGTATCTGTTCAACCCAGATTTTGAAATACAAAAATCTGACAACTACATTGATTGGACATCTTTAAGTTATATTGAACTAACAGACATTACATTTTCATCAAGAACTATTCCAGTAGGTGCGGACACAGAAGTTGATGTAGCATCTCTGAGATTTTCAATGCCTATATGGCTATCTCCACCAGTTAAAATATCTAAACTGGGGGTAATACAAAAGATTATTATGAGTATCTACGACGACGACGGTGGAATAACCAAAGGTCTTATTGACGGTTC